AAGAAAAAGTTTCCAAGCGCCGCTAAAGATCCAAACAGTCCGCTCAATCTGTCGCGTAAGCGGTGGAAGTGCAGCGGCACCAAATCGAAGAGGAGTTAGTGGGATGTCACTTTATAAAAACATTGCTAAAAAGCGCGCGCGCATCAAAGCCGGAAGTGGAGAAAAGATGCGCAAGCCCGGCGCCAAAGGAGCGCCAACGGCCGGTGCATTTAAAAAGGCTGCCAAGACAGCAAAGAAGAAGGCTAAAAAATGAGTGAAGCAATGAAACTGCTCCAGATGAAAATCGGAGTAACGGCTGACGGAAGTTTCGGCCCGAACACGGCGCGTGCAATCGCCAAGCATTACGAGCTGTCACCTAATCGTGGCGCGCATCTGCTGGGTCAGTCGCACCACGAGAGCGGCGGTTTTAAGCGCACGACTGAGGGTTTGTATTACTCAACACCCGAGCGCATCCAAGCCGTATGGCCGTCACGTTTCCCGACGGTCGAAAGCGCAGAGCCGTATGCCAAGAACCCGCAAGGTCTGGCAAACAAAGTTTACTCCAGCCGAATGGGAAATGGAGATGAGGCCAGTGGTGACGGCTTTGCATTTTCTGGAAAAGGTTTCCTTCAGCTCACGGGCAAATCAAACGTCAAGGCCTTTGCAGCAGACATGGACTTGCCGGAGGTGCTGGAGTATCCATCCAAGCTGTCTGACGAGTATGCGTTCGAGACGGCCCTGTGGTTTTTCCAGAAGAACGGCCTGTTTGCAATTGCTGATGACGGTGTAAGTGATGACACTATCAAGCGGATCACTCGCACGGTTAATGGTGGATATCACGGGCTTGAGGATAGGGTTAACCAGACCCGGAAGATCCACACTTGGCTACTGACCTGAGCAAGTGCCTGCACAAGACCAGAAAGCCAGCGCGGCGGTAGGCCGGGCGGGGGAGCATTTAGCCCTTGCCCACCTGTCGCTCGCTGGCTACTCCTGCACTTTGTGCCAGATCAAAGACCACGACGCGTATATACAAACGGATACACGCACCCTGACCTTGCAAGTTAAGACCGCCAGCAAGATGTGCCGTAATAACAAAAAATATAAATTCCACACGCCAAAAAGAAACGTAGATGCGTCAGATGTTTTTGCGTTTGTGTCCATTGACCTTGGTGCTGTGGTTTTTCGCCGGGGCGATGAGTTGTCCACAGTTACAACATATATTTCACCTAAAGAGTTTTTAAGCGAAAAGCCGTCGATGCAGAAAGTGCTCGACAGCTTCAAATAGTATCTTGCGCCCTCGATCGAGCTTGAATAGAAGGTCTGAGCGGGTGGCTATCATCACAAGTAAAACCAGCTTGCCACGGGAATGGACAGTTGTTTAACCTCGGATGACGTTGCTACAAATGTGCCAACATTAATAAAAAAACCAACGGCCACCCGCACGACTTCAAAATATTATTGCGACCAGCATCATCAGGCCAGCGCCGCTTCCGAAGCCGAAGACAGCTCCGACCAAGCCAGCGATGTGGATTTTGCGCTCTATCTCTTGGTCACTCATCCCCACACCTCCTCGAAGCAGTCGTCAAACGTGAATGGCGTTTTAGAAAACATCCAGCGCCACTGCTTTTTTACGCGCCCCTCGATATGTATATACTCGCGACGGCGGTGCAACTTGCCCTGCTCCCACATGCGCTTGAGGTAGCACGCGGCCCGCGGCACGCTCTCATCGAGCATGGCGGCGGCCTCAGTGGCGCTAAATACTAGCTCATCGTCCAAAATATCCATGAGGCGATTTATGTCTCGCACGACGCGCTCAGCGCGCTCCTCAGCCTCCACTCCGGCCTTGCGGTGCGTCTCCTTATACGACCGACGTTCCGCCACTGGGAGAGGCCCACGTTTGTCCGGCTGCTCCATGTGCATGCGCTTCTCAAACTCGAGCATGTCGTGGCCCAGCTTGATCTCACGCGCCACCTTGATGTCTGTCACGCCCTTTAGCTTCTGGGCCAGCTTCTGGTGCGGCGTCAAAGCTCTGGATCCTTTAAAGCTCGCCTCAACGCCTCGAGCAACGACGATAGCTCCTCCGCTGTCTGCTGGACGTATGGCTGGCCGCGCAACTTGCTTCGCTCCATCAGGACCGACGTCACCCGCTCGATCCGGCTCAATAATCTGTCGACTTTTGTGTCCACGACCCCCACTCCTTTTTACTACGTCAATGTTAAATTCTCTGACTGCATTATGCACAGTCGATGCCGAAATATTCAGATATCGAGCGATCTCGATATTGCACAGCCCGAACTCCGCACACTCTCTGATGCGCCGCACCATTTCACGTCGATCATACGGGCTCGGCATCTTCGTCCTCCTCATCTTCGGGCGGGTCAACTTCACCCAGCCCGCCGCAATGTTCGCAAAGCACAGTTTCGATAACTGGCTCCCCGATGTCTCGGGTTGCTGACTGCATCAGGAAGCTGGTTTCCTCCAGAGTGCCCTCCCCGTGGCACTCCGGGCACGCCAGCCGCTTCGGGTCCGTCCAGATCCATTCGTCCATCATGTGGCGCACTCCGCGGCGCAGGCGGCGTATCCGGCGGCGTCGATATAGTTGTCGCCGTGTTTTGGGTTCGACTTGGCTCTAGCGGCCTTCAGTAGAACCATCATGATGCCTACTTGAGATGGGGATATCTCACGCCCAAGAAATTCGCCCCAGAATGCGGCGATGGTCATGAAGTTGTCCTCCATGTCGCCGTGATCGTCTGCGCGATCTTTGGTGACGTATTCCTTGGCGGTGTCCAAGACTTCCGCGCGTGTCAGTTTAGTCATGTGTGTTCTCCCAGTGTGTTGGACGCGCCTTGGGGCGCATTGGCTCTTCGACATTAGCGGTCACTGTGCAGGCGATCAACAGCCCGCACAGTGATGTCCAAGCGATCAGGATCGCCCAGTCTTGTTTCGTCGGCATCACTTGAGCAGCCGCCGCACGTCGGTGCACCAGACCGTCTGAGACGCCTTGGACTGGCCGCTTGTCTTGAAAACCTTAGCGCAGGAAATGTCACCGCTGATGAACATATTGTTGAGCACAGTCCCGGCGTCGCTATTCTCAACACCAGCAACAGCCGCCAGCTCGGACGCGATAAATGGTTCGCCACTCATTTCCGGCACAGCGGCGCGGACGATGTCAGACACTGTAAGCTCGGGCAGGGCGTCATCTTCCACCTCGTCCTCCTCGACTTGTTCTTCAAACAGGTCGCGCAGTGGAGAAAATACACTTTCATCTTCGGAGGCGCTGCTGGCGTCCAGATCGGCCGCCTCTGCAAACGTGATAAACCACGGCGTCTGACCGGATCTGTCGTGGCGATTTTCGACGACGCCGGCGCGATACTTGCGGCCGACCTCGAGGTTGGCTGCTGACACGACCGAGTTGGGCACATATGCCTGCTCGAATGTATCAGTCAAAACGGCGAATGCGTGGTAATCGCCGGTAAAAGTTATTGTGATTTCTTTGAGCATAATGCTCTCCTTCTGAGTTTGTGGGGGCGCGTGGCCCCCGGTTGAGTTAGTCTTGCTTTGTTGACTTCAAGACGCCTGACTTGCAGGCTTCACGGTTCCAGTCGTTGGTGCCAACAACACACCACTCCCATTGAGTTTCAGCCTCTGGGTGGCCAATGTGCCAAAGCACCGAAAACTCACCTATACAAAAGCAAATTGCGCCAACGCCAAAATCTTCTGCCTTGATGGCGTGGTTTTTGTTTTCCATCAAGTTGGTGGCCCCTTTGTGCCAAGTCCACTTGATGCCAGCCTTGCCGCCAGCAACGGGATCAACATTTTTAGGATCAGCCAGCTCTACCTTGAAGGTGTTTCCGCTTTTTTCAACAAGCGAGCCGCCGGTAGAATTGGCAACTGCAATGTCGCCAAGCAAGTCGCCCTTAGTGCCGTTTGTGAAATCGAATACTTTCATGTCCGTGTTCCTTTGTTTCTCTGTATATTGTTAACATAGGGGTAACAGCACACCCTTGCAAGTGCTAAATGTTCACATAAGTAAAAAAATGTTATAGGGTGCCAGAGTGACATTCATGGAGGATCACATGCTAGACGACCAAACCAAAGAGCTGGTGCGCAATCTCAATAACCCGCACCGGGTCGTAAACATCATGGCGCTGTTCAAATTTTGCGAGCAGGCGGCGACCATCATCCAAGACCAAGCGGCCGAGCTGCACCGCGCAGCCGCAGACGCGCTTGAGGCGCAGCCGAAGAAGACTGCGCCCAAGAAAGCTGCGAAGAAGTAGTGGTTAGCGCTGACCGAAAAGTGACTGCATCGCCGGTGTCAGCGTAACTGCACCAAACGTGCCGGCAGACTTGCCAGCCTCGTAAGCCTGACGGCCTCGCTCAAGTTGCGGGGCCGCTTGCTGCAAGCCAGACATCTCACGCAAGAGCGTGGTCAAGTCTTTCTGGCGCGTTAGAGGCTGTGCAATTTCGCCCATCAGGCTTTGAAACGCCTGCTGCTTGGATGGCGTATCAGTCGCCTGACGCCGCAGGGCTTCTATCGTGCCAGCTATAGGACCGCGATCTGCGGCCAGTTGGCCAAGTGTCGGCTGGATGACGTCTTCCGCAGCCTCCTGCGCCATGCTGCGGATTGCAGTTTTAGAGTTTTGAGCAACCCCAGCCCGCATCGAGATCACTGAATAAATCTCATCCATTTGACGCAAGAAGTCTTTGGACTGATCGCCAAGTATCGTTTCAAGTTTTTCACGCCCCGCACGAGATAACATATCCTTGAGCGGCCGCGTCATCTCACGCGCGTCTTGATTTGGATCTGTCAGAGACGCTTTTGCATTTGCCATAATTTCATCTATGTAGCTGCGCACGCCCTGCTTCACCGCGCTTAACTCCGGCGCTGTCATGCCGGCCAGCGCCTTTTTAACGTCATAGCGTGTCATCTTGCTGGTCAGTGCTTCAGAGCCAATCGTCAAAGCATCTCGCACGCTAATAACGTCACCAGCGGTTTCACGAGCTACCTTGTAGTCCGGCACTAGATCATCCAGTGCCTTGCGGATTTGAGAAGCCAATGCCCTAGACGTGTTCTTGTCTTCCGGCGCCGCCGTCGGGCTCACGCTGTGAAGCGCGCGCGTGATGTAATCTATTTGGCGCACATCTGGCAAAGTATTGTAGCCAATAACTCTACCAGCAGCGTCGAACTCAGCAAAGATTTGGGACGATGGCTGCCCCTCTCTAATCATAATGCTTTCCGCGCTCTCGATAATTGATCGGTCGACGCGTCCCACCAACTCTTCCAGCTTTCTTGCCGCTGGGTCTGAGTAGTCTATGACGCTCGCATATGCTTTTTCGTAAACCTCTTTTCGGAGTGGCGCTGTTGTCTCCATCAACACGTCTTCGACTTGCTGCGCAGCCTGTGCGCCGCCAAATGAAGTGTCCAGAAGTCGAGACATTTGCGCGCCAGCCTCGCCGGCGACCTCGTCGATGTTTGCTCGAGCAGTTGCGGCGCCTTCGCTTGTGGAT